GTTTACATCACTCATTTGATACCTATCGGTGTGTCAAAAATTGATAGCTAAATTCTATCATTGTTGGGTTATTAATAAAAGCCTAATCAATATTCCCGCGCTCAATTAGGGCGGTTAGCTGATTGATCTTTACGTCGTTCTTAATAGCCGATACAGAATCAAGGAATGCTTAGCATCTCGGCTTCTTGCTGTGTGGCGATCAGGGTTAGGCTAGGCATTCACCAATCCTTTCGTTGGCTATACGAAAATAACCCTCGTCCATTTCAATTCCGATAAAGTCGCGATCTAGGTTCTTGCAAGCTACTCCTGTAGAACCGCTACCCATTGTGAAATCTAAAACCGTTTCGCCTTCATTGGTGTAGGTTTTAATTAAATATTCCATTAGCGCTACTGGTTTTTGTGTTGGGTGCAACTGCTTTTGTGATCTTCTTTCCTTACTAAAGGTTTGTATTGTTTTCGGATAACTGTGCGTATAAACTTTTCCAGCCAATCTATTCTTTGCAGCTTTATTAGTTACTCCACTGCTGTCGTTTATTTTCTTATATTTGCCTTGCTTTTGTGGTTTATCTTTTTTTGTCATTTGAGGGTTGTATTTAACACTCTCGCCAAATACCGCAATATCTTCATGTGTTTTTAGTGGAGCTTTTTTAGCTTGAAACAAGTTGCTTCCAACTTTTTTATCCCATACCCAACAATACCTAAACATCTTCATATTTGATGCAATAAGGGTAGTGGTAAAAGGCTGACTAGCTGTCATCACAATAGCCCCATTAGGTTTAATAACCCGTTTCAACTGCTCCCACATTGGTTCTAATGGGATAATTGAATCCCATTTGCACGCAGTTGTACCGTATGGCGGGTCAGTCAGAATCATATCAACTGAGCCGCTTTCTATTTCTTTCATTCTTTCTAGGCAGTCGCCTTGCATTAGCTTAATCATTCACCAATCCTTTCGCATTTGATACCTATCGGTGTGTCAAAAATTGATAGCTAAACTCTATCATTGTTGGGTTATTAATAAAAGCCTATAGAACGTCAGGCTGGTTTTTTTCATTGACAACTACTTTTGCATCACCTATGCAGCGGTCAATGTACGCTTCAATGCGTATAAGATTCTGCATAGACTCATGTATATCCGTTAATGCTGCTTTATATCCGTCACCTTTTTTTACCTTGGTTAACTTGTCAAAGTACCCAGCCTTTAAGGCTGTGAATACTTCGGCAAGCAATGGGTTTTCCTTAAGCGCCTGTGCCTGCTGGCCCTTGTTTATCTTCTGCTGGTTTTTCAAACTTTGGTCTGTCATCTGATCCTTCGCCTTTTATGTCAACGCTTTCTTGCGCCTGGAGTTTATCATAGTCAAATTTTGTATTCACCATCAGCTGATCATACTTGTATTGCAGCTCGCGCAGCTGACTGTCACGTGATTGCAGCGCATCAGAAACTTCTTTCTGGTAGTTCTGTTGCATTTTCATCATATCAAGCTGTGCATCGTATTTCTGTTCCATTTGCTTCATCTGCATTTGGAACTGACCTTTGACTTGCTCTGCTTCTGCAAGTGGATTCTGCATTTGCTGTTGTAGCTGGCCAACCATGGTGCGCAATGAATCGCGCTCAGCTTCAACAATTTCAGCTGGTTCATCTGGGTTGTTAAAGAACTCGCTAACAGAGTCTTGACCAAGAGATACAACGATTTCGCTTAACGTGTTGTAAAGCTTGGTATTATCCACCATAGGGTTTTGGCCCTGCTGTAGCTGTTGCTGTATCTGGTATAGGACAGAAAGGCTTTGTACTTTCTTCTCATCATCACCCGATCCGGTGCCAACCTTAGCGCATAGGTAGTGGTCATACTTCCAAGATTTAGGTGATACTGCCATTTCACGGCCTAGCACGCGTACTTCCATTTCCGTGTCTTGGTAATGTGATGCAAACCATGCAATGCCTTCCCACAAGTCACGATAGCCAACTTCGGCAATAACACGTGCAACCAGCTCAATGCGGGACTTCTGCGCGTCATCCATGCCTTTAAAGCGTGTGGCTGTCTCTTTGTGCAGTTGATCAGCTTCAAGCGCTGAGTTACCCATAGGGGAGCCAGTAGACGACTGCTTCTTGCCTTCCATAAACTGAATGACTTGCAATGACTTATCGCCGATGTATGGCGTACTGATTGCCATTAGTGATGCAGCTGGCTGCCCATCGACATAGATAGCGCCACCAAACTGGTGGTCTAGTAGTGAGTCAACATCAACATTATCGTTGTATGCATGGCGTGGCATGTTAACAGAGTAAAGGTTATCAAGCGTTTGGCGCCACAACGCTGAGTTAATGTTCTGGTACTGCTCTGTAAGCTCAGCGCGCGGAATACCAATAATATTGTTTGGCATTAACATTGAGCTGAAAATTGCATAAGGGATATGATCAAAAGGTTCATTGACTAAAACAACTTTGCCACACTTAATTATATGGCGGCGCTCAGCAATACCATCACCATCGAAATCCACCAGCGCATACACATCAACGCCTTCAACTTCTTGATTAGCCCATTGCACATATGACATATCATCATATTCTTCGCCACCTTGGCGTTCATAGCGAATGGCTTTTAAGTTATCGCGTTGAGAGTCTTCACTGTTGGTTGTCGGCAAGCTGTCAACAATATCACGGCTAAACCCTTCAGCCAGCAATTGCCCACGCTTCTTGGTAAAGCGCTTACCGATCACTTCAGCGTCTTCTTTGTTCTGAGCATTGCGACTGATAACCATATCCTCGACAGGCACGCAGCGCATAAAGTATTCATTTTTGGTTACGACAATCTTTAAGGTTACTGATTCAATCAGGTCATCGTCTTCTTCGCCATCGCGTTCTGTTATATCAACGCTTTCAACGTCTTTATCAGCTTCAATATCAGCAACAATACCTGCTAGCTCACTTTCTGATATATTAGAGTAGGTTTTATACTTAGGCTTTTTGATTTCTTCAATGCCATATTCAAGTGCAGATATATTCTGAATTTCACTAGCTTTAAGCCAGTCATGCTGAGTACGGAATGAATTGCGGATTGATTTTACAATATGAGAAACAACAGCCTGCTTGTCTTTAGCTTCTTGTACTGCTTCAGTGCTTGAGCCTGTCGGCTTAAATTCAACAGGATCGCCAGCGCCTAGGAATACACGCGCCAAACTTGGCATATCAGCCTCAACCATGTCGCGGGTATCGGTACTGATTACTTTTGAGCGGCCATTAACTTCATTGCCGAACGGATCGCCATTGTAGTATTTAAGGTAATTTTCATTATCTTTATTAAAGGTGCCTGATTCCGTGACGGAATTGTTCACCATGTGGTCAGTCAGCGTACATAATTCGCTTTCTGTCATTTTCTCATTCATACAATGGGCATCCGTTTAGGTTGTGGGCGCTTGCGTTTTTTTCCGCGTTTGCCGTATGGTATAGCGTTTCGGCGCATCATGTAAGCATAACGCAGTGAATCAAGCGCATCGTCGTTGCTCTTGACAATCTTACCTTTGTCATCTCGGTGGTATTGTAGCATCTCATCAAGTAGCGGTCTAAGCCCTTTAAATATCTTAAGCTTACCTTTCATAAGTAGATCATTTAATTCATAGATGCCAGCCTCAACAGCGTTTCCGCCTGTTGGCCAAGTAGCGTGCTCTTTTAGCATTTTAAAACCAGCGTCTGCGTAATGCTGCATTTGTATCGTGCCGCCTTCCCTGCCTTTTTCATGCTGCAAGCCATCGTGTGGCCAAGCTGTTGGTATATGCTCAGCCCAGCGTTTAACAGCGCCCCATGCTTCATTGGCGGACTGTTTGCGTTCTTTATACACATGAGTGGCATAAAACATGCCGCTGTCTCTATCCTCGACCAGTTGAATATGTGACTGGGGGTGGTCCCAGCCAAAGTCCATAGCGTTAATGACGAACCAATGATCCGGTATCTCAAACGGATCGCACGTTATATAGTCTTCTGATAGATCATAAATTCGACCATGCCCCAACATTGGCACACCTTTAGAGCGCATTTCACGCTGGTGTACGGGAAATTGAGCCAGCATTCTTTCAGCTTTTTCTTTGGTAAAATGCGGCGCATCTGCCCAGCCCTTCATCATAAAGAACTGGTCTTTACTTGGACTATCCATAAACTGGACGACTAACTCAGTCCGTCCATTCTCCGGCGTGAAAGTATAAACAACACGACCGCCCGCACCTTTGTCACCATTGATTGTCCTTGTTAGCACTTGAGGTCTAATGGCTGGATCGACCGGCTCTTCATCGATGTGAACCCAGTCAACAACATCGCCCATAATAGCGTGCTGCCCCTGAGAGTATGACCAGAACTGTATGGTTGATTCGCCCCCACTTGCGTGGCGTACACGGACTGAGCGCATAGCATTAGGCGTGCCCTGTGCTGATTCATGCCCTAGAATTCTATCCTTTGGAACCAACCCGCCTTGAAACTCGCCTTTGTCAAACCGGCCAAAAATAGCTGTTTGCAATAGATCACGGGTTTTTTCCATTGAATAACCAAGACACCATATCGATGGTGCCCGTGTAAACCTGTGGCCCTCCCATTCATCAGGGTATTCGCCCAACGCATGGCAGGCATCCATATAAGTGCCAAGGTAGGTCTTGCCGATTTGGTTTGCTGCACACAAACAGGCTTCATGATAACTGGCCGTTGCCTTAACGAAGTCTTTCTGCCATGGGTAGAACTCATTCCACCGAGTAATGTACTCGGTAGTTTTGGCCCTATCCATTTTCTCTTCGAGCAAGGCTAGGTACTCAATCTTTTGGTTTGAATTCATCTTCTAATGCCTTGATTCGTGCATTAAGTTCATCATCAGATAGACCATCAAACTTATGTGTTGTTTCTTGAGTGGTTTTATCTGCCAAGCCCAAATCTCTTGCAATAATACTTGCATTGAACAAGTCAGCCGCCGCACCTTCAAACTTCTGTGTGCGGATAATACTGTCAACCCTTGCTACTACATCTTTAAAATCATCAACCTTGCGCCAGTCGCGCCAGGATTGTTCATGAATATCTAAAAACACAGTTAGCCCGCTTATTGTCATAGCGCGCATCTTTGGTACTTCCATTGATACCGGATCGCCTTGAAACTGAGCTACTTTATATTCCCATAACGGATTGGCCTCGACCCATTCAAAATACTCATAGCATGCTTCAAGCAAAGCAGCCGGACTAGCGAACAGCTTATCTCGCCCATGCTTTGCTCTTAACTTCCACCATTGATTACCCTTTGGTGCGCCCATTGTTTAGTTCCTTATGGTTAACTAATTGATTTCTAGCTACTAATAATATCAGCAAAAT